CTAACTCTTCTGCCGAAGGCGCACGACATGGGCCATGCCATCGCGCGCCAGGCGCGACCGCTCGGCATCGCGGGAATACAACTCGGCGTGTTCGATGTCGTCGTGGCCGAGGACTTCCATCAGCTGGCGCGTCGAGGCACCGCTCTCGGCGAGGATGCGGCCGAGAGTTTTGCGCAGGCCGTGCAAGGTGCAGCCGGGTTCGCATCCCGCGGCCTTCGTCCAGACCTGCATGCGCTCGCCGAGCGCCTTGTCGGAGAACGGCTTTCCGTAGCGCGTGAAGAGGATCGTCTCGCCGCGTCGCTCGGTGGCGTCGAGGACCTCGCGCAGCATCGGCGTGATCGGCAGGACGACCTTGCGCTCGGTCTTCGCCGTCTGCTCGATCTCGACCGTCTCCTTCTTCACGTCCGACCATTTCAGGCGGACGAGATCCGAGCGGCGATGGCCCAGCCACAGGCCGAGCGCATAGACCAGGCGCGGCGTCGAGCCGATCGGCCAGCGCGCCTCGTACTTCTTCAGTTCTTCATCGGTCCAGGCGCGCCAGCCCTTGTAGCTTGGCACCCACTTCAGCTTGAACGTCGGGTCGGACTCGATCCATTCCTCGTCCATCGCCGCCACAATCAGCCGGCGGATCGCCGTCAGCATGTGCTTCGCCTTGTGCGGCGTGGCGGCATGCTCCGACAGGATGATCTTCGCGTGCCGGCGCTTGAAATCGGAGACCAGAACGTCGCGCCACAACACCTCGGCGTCGGGCACGACGCGCGAGGTGAGAAACATCTCGGAGAGGTGGGTGTTCTTGGAGTGCGTGGCCGCACTGAACGCCTTCCACTCTGGCGACGTCTTCACCAGTCGCCACGCGGCGCCGAACGACTTCGGGCGAGCTGCACCGGGCAGGGGGGTGACGACCGCCAGCTTCGGATCGTTGCCATGAAGTGCTGCGCGATAGCGCGCCTCGAACTCCGGCTCGCCCGGCTTGCCGCGCAGCGAGATCGTCTTGCCCTCGCGACGAAAGCGCCAGCGGAGCTTGCCGCGGCTGTCGGTGTAGCTCGATAGGAAAGGGCGCTCTAGGTCCATGCCCGACCCTATGCCGAGCGACGGCTCCGCGCCAATAGGGCGTCGATCTCGTTCGCGCCGCCTTCTTCCGGCAGGTCGCAGAACGCGGCCTCGATCGACAGGCGATTCCAGATGCGCCGGCGCCCAATCAGCTTCGGCTTCGGCATGGCGCCATCGGCCACCATCTCATCGAACTTCGTCACACCGACGCCGATGTGGCGGGCGGCTTCGTCGCGGGATAAGCCGAGTGGAGCCCACGGAAGATCTACATGCGTCCTCACTCTGCAGCCTCCATGACCTGCGCGGCCAGATGCCCGCAGTTCGCTGCCACCAACGCCGCGGCGAGCGGCGGGCAGACCGAGTTGCCGCAGCACGAGCCCTGTATCGTTGCCGAGATCGGGGAGCCGTCCGGGCGGCGGTCAATGATGTAGCCGTCGGGGAAGCCCTGCGCGCGGAAGCGCTCGCGGGGCGTCAGCATGCGCATGCCAATGTCTGCGATCGCGTGGGGCTCACCGTCGATGTCCACGGTGACGAGTCCGAAGCGGTCCTTCGTCGTGTCGGTGTGCAGCGGGGCGTCCACTGCCGCCCCGTCGCCGGTGCCGTAGTACTTCGTCAGGAAGCCTGAAATCAGGGCGGACTTGTTGACCGTCGCCGTGTCGGTGCGGGCCGGCTCGTCCAGGTCGTGGCCGATGCTCGTTCCGAACTGGCGCATCATGTGGGCGGCAATCACCGCCTGCTGCGCGCCCGTCGCAGTGACGGTCGCCAGCGGCTCAGTCGCCTCGCGGCCGGGGTTCACGCCGCCGATCCGCCGGCTGTCGTTGTTGTGCTGTGCGAGGAAGGCCGAGACGACGCCGAACTTCGGAGCGCCGGCCATGACCGTGTCGACAGGCTCGTCCATCGCCGAGCCGACGCCGTTCTGGGTGAAGCGCGACAGACTGGCTGCGACGACGGCGTGCTTGGCCGCACCGCCGACCTGCGTCCCGATCGGCGCGTCAATGTCGAGACAGCGCGGCGCCTGCCCCTCGCGCTCCCCGTACCCGGTCTGCACCATGGTCGCAGCGATGACGGCGTTTTGATCCTTCGGGCTGGCGGTGATGGTGTGGATCGGTGCGTCGGCCGAACGAACGGACCCGCCCTGCTGCGCGGCCGTGATGACGGGGGCGAGTAGCGCATGGTTGTTCCCGCCGGCGTGGATGGTACCGAGCGGTTCCTCGATTCCATATTCGCGGCGACCGCCGGAGAAGCCATGCGCCAGTCCGACCACGGACGGCACGACGACGCCGAGTGGGGCCGCGCCGCCGGGGCGCTTCACGTAGCTGTTGGCCGTCACCGTCGCGAGCGGCTCGTCGATCGCATGGCCGGTCGAGCCGGTTTGATACTTCATGACGAAGGGCTTGGGTGCCTCCAGCACGTAGCGAACGACGCCGCGGGCGATGCGGCGCATGGTGGCGTCGGCAAGCGGGCGCACCGCGCGGACGCCGTGACGCGCCATGATCTCGGCCGAGGTGTCGAAGATCGACGGGCACGGCAGCGACCAGTCGATGATCTCGGCGGCCGTGCGCCACGGCTTCAACTTGCCCTTGGCGATCAGCTTCGCGTCCTCGGCCTTCTTCGGGTCGCCGTGCGTGCGCTTCGGCCAGATGATCGGCAGACCATCGCGGCGAGCGATCATGAAGAAGCGCTTGCGGATCGTCGGCGCGCCGTAGTCGCAGGCGCGCAGCTCGCGCCACTCGGTTTTGTAGCCCGCGCGCTTCAGACGGCGCAGCCATTCCTCGAAGGTGTGGCCCCGCAGCTCGACGATCGGCCTGCCGTCCTCGTAGAGGGGTCCCCAGGTTCGGAACTCCTCGACGTTTTCGAGGATGATGACGTCGGGCTTCGCCTCCTCGGCCCAGCGCACTACGACCCAGGCGAGATCGCGGATGTTCCGGTCCATGGGCTTGCCGCCCTTGGCCTTCGAGAAGTGCTTGCAGTCGGGCGACGCCCAGAACAAGCCGAGCCGGCGACCCTTCGTCACCTCGAGCGGCGACACGTCCCAGATGTTCGAGTCGAGGTGGACCGTGTCGGGATGGTTGACCGCGTGCATGGCGAGCGCGTCTGCCGAGTGGTTGATCGCGACATCGGGCGAGCGGCCGAGCGCCATCTCGATGCCGGTCGAGGCCCCGCCGCCGCCGGCGAAGCTATCGACGATCATCGGGCGCGTGAGGCCGAAGGGGTGCGCGTTCATCGCGTGCTCTCCATCGCGGCCACGATGCGGCGACCGGCAGGGGTAATTTTCAGGGCGGGGGTGCGCGGCTCGTAGTCGGTGCGGGCGAAGCCGTGCAGGCGGAGGATGGCGGCGTTCTGGCCGGAGATGCGCGCGGCCGGTGTGCGCCAGTCGTTCTTGAAGCGGGGCATGCCCCACGGGCGCGCGGCTTCGAGCTTGGCCAAATCCGAGCGGATCTGCGCAGTGACCGGGTCGGGGCCCAAGTCGAAAAGTGGGATCTGCTCGGGGCGCGCCATGATCAGGCGACCTCAAACTCGGGGAGGTCGCGCAGGTATCCCTCGGCCCGCAGTGCGGCGACGATGGCGGCGGCGTCGCGCTCGGCGATGTCCATCGCGCCGGGCTCGGCGGCGTAGTCTTCCAGCGCCGCGAGGATCGTGGTGGTCGCCTCGTCGAGCGGCGAACCGTCGCCGATGTCAAGATAGCCCGCCACGGTCAGCCGGCGGAGCACGCAGTAGAGCGCCAAGCCGAACGCCGCGACCGGCCCGCCCATGCGTCGCACGGGGTCGAAGGCGGCGATGTCCGCTCGCAAGACGCGGCGCGACAGCTTCTCCTGTTCCTGCCAGAGCAGCCCGGCGATCGTGTCCCGGCGCGCTTCCTCAAGGCGCGCGATCGTCGCCTTGACCTCGGGGTCCGCCTGGTCAGTCGCGCCCGCTTCCACGACGTGGATCCACTGGTCGATGAAGACGACCTGCTCGGCGCGCTGGCGCTCGGTGAGGCGTGCGACCATCGTCACACCCTCATCGGCATCAGGACGACGAGGCGGGCGTCATCGGTGGGATCGGTGATCAGCGCTGCGGCGCCGGGGTCGCCGAGGGCGAAGCGGAGGTGCTCTGCTTCGAAGGTTGCGAGGACGGCGGCGATGTAGGCCGAATTGAAGCCGATCGTCAGTTCGAAGGGCTCGTGGGGCGCAACAGTGATGTCCTCTCGCGCCTCGCCGGCATCGGGCGAAGTGACGGATAAGGCCATCGTGTCGCCCTCTATCTCCAACTTCACGGCGCGGCCGCGCTCGCTTGAAACGGTCGAGACGCGGTCAACGGCGCCGGCGAGGATCTCGGGCCGAACGTCAACCGTGTTGGGGTTCCCGCTTGGGATGACGCGGCTGTAGTCCGGGAACGTGCCGTCGATCAGTTTCGACACAAGATGAAAGCCGCCGGCACGAAAGCCGATCTTGGTCGCGTCGCATTCGACTTCGATCGCTTCGCCGTCCGGACACCAGCCAGCCATTTCCTTGAACAAGCCGACGGTCTTGCGCGGAACGATGATGCCGATCATCTCGGACAAGTCGGCGTCGACGTCCTGGACCAAGCGCGACATCCGATGCCCGTCCGTCGCGACGGCGCAAAGCGGAACGGCGTCCTCCCCTTCCTTCGCTAGTCCGTGAAGGTAGACGCCATTGAGGTAGTAGCGCGTCTCTTCCGTCGAGATCGCAAAGCCGACTTCAGACGAAATGCGCTGCAGCTGCTTCGGCAGCAGATTGAAGCGGGTCGCTGTGCCCAAATCGACCCCGGCCATCACCGGAAAGTCGTCACAGGGGAGCTCCAGAAGCTTGAACCAAGCACGGTTCGCCGAGAGCGTTGCGGTCCGCTCGTCGGACTCGTAGGTGACCGTGGTCCTGCCGATCTTCCGGAGGATGTCAGCCAAGAGGCTCGCCGGGACGGTGCTCTGACCGGGGTGAACCACGGTCGCCGTGCCGGGCACTGTCTCGAGCCTCAGCCAAATATCCAGATCGGTCCCTTCAACCGCGAGCGAGCCATCAGCGTGCGCCGTCACCATGACGTTGGAGAGGATCGGGATCGTCGTGCGCTTCTCGGCGACGCGGCGAACTGCGGTCACGAGATGAAGCAGGACCTCTTGGGCGACGGAGAACTCGACGGCCATCGTTGGTGTCCTTGATCGGCCTTCAGGCGGCTTCGAGTTGCAGGGCGGGGCAGAGGGCGTGGAGAAGGTCGAGGAAGAGACGACGCGCGTCGGCCTCGCTCATCTGCCGCAGCGTGCCGCCGGGCAGGGGCAGCGGCAGGACGGTCTCGATCGGCGCATCCCACGGCTGAGGCGGGCGGGCCTTCAGTTCGTCTCGCTCGGTGCGCAGGGCGCGGACGTCGATGTCCTTGATGCGCTCGGCGTGCGCGCCGTAGCGTGACGGGTCGAGGCCAGCGGCGGCGAAGACCGCCGCGTCGATACGCTTCTGAATGGACTTGAAGCAGAGTTTCAGGTGCGCGGCGCGCGCCTGGGCGACCATCTGAACCGCCGTCGGATCGACCTGCGTGCCGAGCGCCAGTTCCTCGACCAGCGCCGCCTGCATCGGGCTGACGATGTCGCCCGTCCACGTCTCGTGTGCATCGTGGAGCAGGCAGAAGGCCGCCAATTCCATGTCGTCGTAGAGGTCCAGCGCTGCCGTCGCGCAGAGGGCCGAGTGCTGCGCCACCGAATAACGGGCGTAGGTGTGCCCGCCGAAGCGTGGCAGGCTGGCGAGGATCGGCGCGACCTCCGTCTTCAGGTGCTCCGTCGTGACGACGGGCTCTGCAAAGACGAAGGCGCGACCGGTGATGGTCTGGAGCCAAGCCGACATCAGAACTTCTCCGCTTCGGCGCTCGGCGGCTCGGGCGGCAGCTTCGCAGCCATCTCCTCGCAGACCAGGAGTTCGAGGTAGCGGCCGTGCGACACGTGGATGCTGTCCGACGCCATGCCGGGCGACCCGCGCGACCGGATGATGGCGGCGCACGCATCGATCGTGTGCTCGTCGCCAAAGCCGCTATGGCATTCGGCCGCGAAGGCGCAGCCCTCGCGCTCCTGCACCAGCGCCTGGGCGATGCGGTCGGCAAGCACCTGCGACATCTTCAGGTCGAGCCCGTTCTGCCGGACGAAGTTGTCCGCCAGATTGAAGGCGATCTCGCCAATGTCTCCCGGCACCGGGAGGTGATCCTTCGGCGACAGCATCAGTCGGCCCGCTCGACGGATGCGTAGGCCAGTTCGCGGGCGGCCTGCTTGTGATGGCGCAGGGCGTCGAGCGTCCAGCCGCGCAGGAGGAGGTCGTCATCCTCCACACCTCCCTTCACGGCCGCGATGTCGAGCATGTCGTCGGCCATCTTGCGAGCCACCGCGCCGGGCGTGGTGACCGGGCCGGGCTGCGAGAGGCGGACGCGCGTCGCGATCGGCGTCGTCTGCTCGGCGGCAAAGGCGGCGGCGCGCTGGATGATCTGGCTTCCAAGGGAGGGCATGGCGGCTTCCTTCAACTCGCGGCGCGTCAGGCGCGGGGCGCGGTGGGTTGGCTCGACGGTTCCCCGGTCGAGCTTGATCTTGCGGATGGGGAGGGAGAAGCGGCTCCGCGCTTCGGCGCGTGCCGCCTCGGGGTTCGGGGCCTGGACGAGATGCGTCGAGGCCGCGGGGTCGTCGAAGTAGACGCGGAACGCGGGCATCAGCGCGCCGCCAAGGTCACCGTGTGGGCCGTGCCGGGGTCGTTGTGCTCGACGACGAGCAGGCCGACGGACCCGATGCCGACCACGAAGGTGGCGAGCGCCGCGAGGGCGAAGAGTTCGCGGATGATGTCGCGGATCATGCGAGCACCCGCATGATCTGGACGGTCGCGGTCGCGACCAGCGCGATCAGGAGGACGACGAGGCCGGTCGTAACGGCGACGGATCGGCCGGAGGGCCACGCCTCGTCGTGCTGACGGCGTTCCATTTCGCCCGGTGCGGCGAAGTCGGGTTCGCGGCGGAGGATGTCCTCGACGCTCGCGACCGCCTCGTCACGGGGTTCCGACGCGCGTCCCGTCGACGCCAGCACGAGTGAAACGGGACGCGCGTCGGGGCCGCGCCTGCCTAGGGAGGAGGTCGGCAGGCGGGTGGGTTGGGGAAGGGTAGGAGGCATGAAGGGCTCCGATCCGAAGAGGATGGAGCCAGCGTAATGCGGACAAAAGTCCGCGTCAATTCCTTATCGGAAAATTGTCCGCATTGGCCTCAAAGGCCAAAGAGTTCGTTCGTTGTCAGGACCTTGTGCAGCCTTTGAACGGAGACGGCTGGAAGCTTCAACTCCGATGGAGGATTTAGCTTTCCGATGACCACTTCGGTCGCGTTCCGGCGAATGAAATGGCCAATGTAGCTTTCCTCCCACGACGTAGAATCGGTTTTAATCTCAACCAAAACGGTGTCGCCGGGACGTATCGGGCGGTGAGGATGCGCAAAGCGCAAGTCGCCGTGTTTGTGTTCTGGCGACATTGAGTCACCAGTGACATAAATTGCAAAGGCGTCTGAAGCGTTCTTGATGCCCGGCGGTCTGTAAACGAAATCAATAACACCAAGGCCCATACTCATGGACCCTTCATTCGAGCCTGCCGCCGTACCAAGTAAGGGCACATCGTTATTAGAAATGTCCCGCCAAATCTCGGGCTTAACGCTTGTAAGCTGAGCCAGCTGTCCGTGCCTTATTTCCTCATGGCCAGTCAAAAGCCATTGCTCGGAAACCTGCAAAGCGTCAGCAAGGCCGCGAAGGGAGTCGCCCCTCGGGTTGGCCTTCGGCCGGTCTAAGATCTTTCTGACGAGATCCGGGCCTTTTCCACTACGAAGAGAGGCCTCTCGCGCGGACAGATTTAGCGCTGTCAGGCGCGCGCGTATGCGGTCTTGGATGGTCTCGGACATGCTTGGAATATAGTCCGAACGTGATTCGGACGCCTCCGGCAAATTGTCCGTTGCCAATGAGGACATTTGTCCGTATCGTCCGACCTCATGACCCTTCGTGAGCAAATCGTCGCCCTCGCTGACGCCTACTGCCAAGCCACCGGGCGAGGAAGGGGCACCGTTTCCGCACTTGTGTTCAATCGCGGTTCCATCATCGGCCAGATCGCTGAGGGTCGCGCGGACATCACAACGGCTCGATTCGAGTCTGCGCTGTTTTGGTTTCATGCCAACTGGCCGGATGGAACTGCTTGGCCATCGCACATTGCCCATCCTTTCCCCTCTCATCCGTCGGATAATGGGCTTGGCGCGACGTCCTGTCATGTAAACACCGCCGTCACCGCTTCACTCGCGAGCGCCGCCTCGTGAGCCGGCGTCCGTCCTCTGAAACCATGCGCAACAGCCTGAAGCTCGCCACACGGCTATCGCTGACGGCTGCGGGTGGTGCGGCCGCCCTGGTGCGCGAGAAGCTGGTGCGGGTGGGTGAGGCGGCGCTGTCGTTCGCCTCGTCGCCGCACGAGGACCACGACGAGCGCTTCGTCGCGCTGGATGTGGCGCTCGATCTCGACTTCGTGGCGGGCGAGCCGCTGCACGCTCGCGCGCTCGCCGCGGCGCAGGGCTACGAGCTCCGGGCGATCGACCGTCCGGCCTCCGCAGGCGTCTTCGGGCATACCGACATTCGCAACCTCGCCCGCGAGTTCGCCGATCTGCAGGACGCGATGTTCGCAGCGCTCGACGATGGTGCGGTGTGCCGGAAGGATCGTCAGGCGATCCTCGCTGAACTGGCCGACGTCGAGCGCATGGCGCAGGCGATCCGGTCGAAGGTCGAGGCGTCAGCATGACGGGCGCTCGCTCGCCCGAAATGGATGCCTTCGTCGACGAGGCGCGGGCTGTCTCCGTCCTCCAGGCATTCGAGCGGTGCGGGTATTCGCTGCGCACGCTGCGTGGGTCGGGCGCCGAGTACGTGGGGCCGTGCCCGTCCTGCGGCGGCAAGGATCGGTTCTCGCTGAATTCGACGAAGAACGTCTTCAACTGCCGGGGCGCCGAAGGCGGCGACGCGATCAAGCTGGTGCGCCACCTGACCGGCGACGACTTCCTCGACGCCTGCGAGCTGCTGACCGGACGGGATCGGCCAAGCCGCGATGGCGGCGACGATGCCGAGCGGCTGCGCCGGCGCGAAGAGGCCGAGCGACGGATCGCCGAGCAGCGGGAGCGTGCCGCGCGCGAGGACGCGGAGCGCGAGGCCGAGCAGAACCACTATCGCGAACGGGAATGGGACCGCTGCCGCACGATCTGGCGCGAGGGCGACTTCTACGACTGCGACGGACCGTCGGCGAAGGCGTATCTCGCCGCGCGCGGGCTCGACGTGTCGCGCCTCGACGGCTCGTATCTACGGACGCATCCGCGCCTTGGCTTCTTCGCCGTGGATGCGCGCGAGCAGAAGGTAGCGATCCATCATGGCCCCGCGATGCTCGGGCTGTTCTGCCGCTTGGCAGGCGAGCGCTGGGAGCCGATCGGCATTCACCAGACGTGGATCGACCTCGAGGCCGCGCCGAAGTTCAGGCCTGCGCTCCGCTCGCCCGTCGACGGCGAGACGCTGCCCTCGAAGAAGATGCGGGGGTCGAAGATGGGCGGGCTGATCCCGGTCCTTGGACGCCTCAGCCAAGCCAAGCGCATGGTGGTGGGCGAGGGGATCGAGACGGTTCTCGGCTTCGCGTGCTTCGACGGGTTTCGGGCGGACACGTTCTATGCGGCCGCGGGCGATCTCGGGAACCTCGCCGGCAAGGCGGTGCAGGGTTGCCGGATCAAGCACCCTGATCTGACGAAGGTGACGGCCGCCGGGCAGACGCGGGCGGTCTACGTGCCGGGGTTCGAGCCGGACATGGGTTCGGCTGCGATCCCGGTGCCGGAACGGATCGGCGAGCTCGTCCTGCTCGGCGATGGGGATTCCGAGGTGGTGATGACGCGCGCGGCGCTGAAGCGCGGGTGCGCACGGCATGCACGCGAGGGGCGCACGGTGCGGGCGCTGTTTGCGCCGCCGGGCGGGGATTGGGCAGACGTGGGCGCGGCGCTGGCGCGCGAGAGCGAGGCGGCATGACGGCTACGACGTTTCTCGACGGGCGGGTGACGCTGCATGGCGGCGATTGCCTCGACATCCTGAAAACGCTTCCGGACGCCTCGATCGACAGCGTGGTGACCGACCCGCCGTATCATCTGACGTCGATCGTGAAGCGCTTCGGCGGCAAAAGCGCTGCCCCGGCCAAGACGAAGCAGACGGGCGCGTTCGCGCGGTCGTCACGCGGCTTCATGGGCAAGACATGGGACGGCGGGGATATCGCCTTCCGCGAAGAGCTGTGGGCCGAGGTGCTGCGGGTGTTGAAGCCGGGTGGTCATCTCGCGGCGTTCTCGGGAACGCGGACCTATCACCGCATGGCGGTGGCGATCGAGGACGCCGGGTTCGAGATCCGCGACCAACTGGCGTGGACGTACGGCAGCGGCTTCCCGAAATCGCATGATGTGTCGAAGGCGATTGATAAGGCTGCCGGGGTCGAGCGCGAGGTTCTGGGCACGATTGTCCGTGCCGCGGCTGGGCGAAACGATGAAGCTCAGAGCATGGGCCGAAACTATCGCATGGGTAGCGAGCAAAGCGTTACCCAGCCCGCGACTGACACTGCTCGTCAATGGCAGGGCTGGGGTTCTGCTCTCAAGCCCGCATGGGAGCCGATCTGTCTCGCTCGCAAGCCGCTCGACGGAACGATCGCCGAGAACGTGCTGGCGCACGGCGTGGGCGCGCTGAATATCGACGGATGCCGAGTTGCGGGCGCAAAGCCTGATACGACCAGGGGAGCCGGCGGACAGAACGGCGCTTATTCGCCGCTAGGCGAGCAAGGGCGGATCCTTGATGACGGCAGAGGCCGCTTCCCTGCAAATCTGATACACGATGGCTCGCCGGAAGTGCTCGCAGCGTTTCCGTCGGCCCCAGGGCAATCGGGAGCTGTGACCGGCACTGAGCCTTCTACCGGGGACCGCTATATCCTGCAGCGGCTCGGTGGAGAGCATGCGCCTCGTCTCCCCCGTGGTGATGCCGGATCTGCAGCTCGTTTTTTCTACACGGCCAAGGCGGATGCCGACGACCGCATCGGGTCGAAGCATCCGACCGTGAAGCCGGTCGATCTGATGCAGTGGCTCGTGCGCCTCATCACGCCGAAGGGCGGAACGGTCCTCGACCTGTTCGCCGGCACTGGCACGACCGGCGAGGCGGCCTGGCGCGAGGGCTGCTCGGCCGTGCTGATCGAGCGTGAGGCCGAGTATCAGGCGGATATCGCCCGTCGCATGGAATTGGCTCCGCGTAGCCGAGACGCCCGTCGAGCCGCAATCGCGGCGATCAAATCCGAGCCCGAGCTCGGCCCCCTCTTCCATCCTCTGGACGCTGCCGAGTAGGCGCGACCGATCCTATGGGCGCCTCGCGCCTGCCTTCGCACGCATGGGAATCCGCATGACAGACAGGCTTCAGGAGGGCGTCTCGCTGCTCGCGCTGTGCGCCGGCGAGGACGAGACCGATATCGGCAACGGCAACCGCTTCTGCCACCGCTACGGCGACGACGTGCGCTTCGTGACGCATATCGGCTTTCACGTCTTCGACAGCTTGCGCTGGCGCGAGGACGAGGGCCGGGAAATGGGCGGCAAACATGTGCGCCCGCTGGCGCACCGCACGGCCGAGGCGATCCGCTTCGAGTGCGCCGAGATCGTCGCCGATGACGCGCAGCTGCTGCTCGTCGAGGCCGGGAACGACGCCGAGGCCGAGATGGACCGGATCGGGCCGCCGAAGAAGGATGAGGCCGCCGAGGTGCATCGGCAGTGGAAGCTTCTGAAGGAGGCGGTCCAGCGGCGCGACGACATCGGCAAGGGGATCGACGAGGCGCGATCGCGCCGGGCGAGCTACTGCCGATCGAGCCAGAACAGCGGCAAGCTCGACAACATGCTGAAGGAGGCCGCGCCCTACCTCTCCTGCACGATCGACGAGATGAACACCGACCCGCTGGCGCTGAACTGCCGGAACGGGACGGTTCGCTTCGCCAAGTTCGAGGACCAGGAGAGCGATCCGGACGATCCGCGATTCCGCTGGCACGCGCGGCTCGACCCGCACCGGCGCGAGGACCTGATCTCGAAGCTGTTTGAGGCGGACGTGCTGGCGGCTCCCGCACCCTCGCAGGAAGGGCCCGCTCGACCGGACATCGCGATCCCTTCGGATCGGCTGATGGACGCCGAGGCGCTCCTGCGCATCGCTCACAAGGCGGCGCCGAACTTCATCGAGTTCATCCACCGGATGCAGCCCGACCTCGACATGCGCGATTACCTGCGGCGCGTGTTTGGATACATGCTGACCGGGCTCACCGGCGAGCAGGTGATCTTCTTCTTCTACGGGATCGGCGCGAACGGCAAGTCGACCATGACTGACGTCATCGGGCGGATGATGTCGGACTATTCGGTCACGCTCGGCATCGAAAGCTTCACCGGCGACGCGCGGCGGGGCGGGGCGGACGCGACGCCCGACCTTGCCCGGCTGAACGGCGCCTATGCGTGTTTCGCCTCGGAGGGCGACGAGAGCGCGCGGCTGAAGGAAGGGCTGATCAAGCTCCTGACCGGCGACGACAAGATCGCGGTGCGCAAGCTGCACCAAGACTTCGTCGAGATCCAGATCAAGGCGAAGTTCGTCATCACCGGCAACCACAAGCCGATCATCCGCGGCGACGACGACGGCATCTGGCGGCGCGTCCACCTGATCGAATGGCCGGTGCAGATCCCGCGCGAGGAACGCGACAAGGACCTGCCGGCCAAGCTCCTCGCCGAGCGCGACGGGATCTTCGCGTGGATGCTGGCGGGCGCGCTTGAGTTCCTGACGTTGGGCGGGCTGCATCCGCCAGCGGCGGTGCTGGCGGCGGTGCAGGAGCACCGGGAAGAGAGCGACCCCATCAGCGCCTATATCCGCGGCGGCTGCGAGGTCTCGGGCGACGAGAGCGACCAGGTGACGCCGGGCGAGCTTTACGAGGGCTACGTGCTCTTCTGCCGTCGGGAGGGGCTGACGCCCTTCGGGGCCTCGACCTTCAACCGACGACTGCCCGACAAGTCGAAGATGGCGTGGAAGAGCCCGGACGGGCGCATGCGCCAGTTCGTGCGCACGAAGAGCGGGGCGACCGTGTATCGCGGTATCCGCATCCAGAGCGCCTTCCGCCCCGGCTCGGGCAGCGATTGGCCGTCCGGCCGCGACGCGCCGCTGGACTGACGCCATGACGCGCGCCTCCGCACCTCCTCATGACTTCGCCTGCCGACGATCGTGGTCCCGCGCTTGCCGCCCGGATTGGGTCGCAAGGGTCGCAAGCGGCCCGGTTGGGTCGCAAGGGTCTGGCTCGCGAGGGTCTGGGAGACGCGGCGTGCCAAGGGTTTGGGCGGCTAGGGCGGCTAGGGAGGCAAGGTCTCAGGTTTCCCATGTGCGCGCGAGAGAAGGGCCTGTTCCGAATAAGAGGTCAGTCGGTCCTCATACGTAGCGTTGGACCTTGCCTCCCTAGCTTCCCTAGCAACCCACCCTGAAAATTAGCATTCAAAAACATAGGGTTAGTAAGACAATGACTTGGGCAGCAAGACAGATCGGGACCGAGCTTCCTTCCCTAGCTGCCCAAAACGCTTGGATTGAGCGGAAAGAGGTCTGGAAAGGGCAGATTGAGCGTCGCGCAGTGGTCGCGCACGATGGGGAAGCCGCCTGGTTCGTGGTTCGAACGAACCCTCGTTGTGAGGAACGGGCTGCGGCCGGGCTTCTGGCGCAGGGCTTCGAGGTCCACCTGCCGCGGGGTGTGAAGGAGATCCGGCGCCGGCATCTGCGCAAGCCGCAGGCGGTCCGCTTCCCGCTGCTGACGGGCTACCTGTTCGCCGGGCTCTCGTCTCAGACCCCGTCGTTCTTCGCACTGCGCGCCACGGACGGTGTCCACTCGGTGCTTGGTCGGCGGATGGATGACGGGTCCGTTGGGGTGCGCCAGCGCTACGTCGCGATCTCTGGTGACGTGGTGCGCGCCTTCCGCGAGATGGAGGCCGCAGGGGTCGTCGGTTCGATGGAGCCGGGCGCGCAGCGATTCGCGCATGGCGACCTCGTGACGGTCAAAGAGGGGCCTCTGCGTGGTGTCATCTTTGTGTTCGACGATTATTTCGGAAAGAACGCAGCAAAGGTGCTGGGGAACGTGTGTGGCGCGCTGCATCCGATGCAGATCGACCTTGCCAACCTCCAGAGCCTCGCATAGCTTCCCTCTCGGTCGATGCGTCGATCCTCGCGGAACCTCATGAGGTGGACCGCAGGGCGCACCCGGAAGACGCGAGAGGCGATCTTCGAGGATGGTGGTTTATGGGCTCGCTTCGGCGGGCCCTTCGCGTTTCTGGGATAGGGTTATGGCCCGCATCCCTGTCATGAAGCCCAGCCTTCGCACCGCCCGCACCTCGATCGCGCCTCTGATGCGCGGGGATGCGGCGGCGCGCTCGGCCAAGCCGACAATGGACTTCTACGGCTCGGCGGCTTGGAAGAAAGTCCGGCTCGAGGTGCAGCGCGCCTGCAACCGGACGTGCCAGGGCTGTGGCAAGACGGACACCCGGATCTACGTGGATCACGTCGTCGAGCTGAAGGATGGGGGCGCGCCGCTCGATCGGGGCAACCTCGTCGGGCTGTGTGCACCGTGCCATGCGAAGAAGACGTCGCGCGAGCGGGCGAAGAGGGCAGGGCGATGAAGCTTTCGGACCTCCTGACGAAGGCTGAGGTCGAGGCTCGGCGCCTGTCGGCCCTCGGCGACGACGAGGCGGCAGAGACCATGCGCCTCTTGGCCCAGTTCGCCCGCGGCGTCGCCGAGGCCCTCGCCGGCTGACCCGCCGACCCCGTCGAGTGTGGCCGATCGGTCACAGAGGGGTGGGGGGGGTCGAAAGTTGACCCTTGGGGACCCTCCACCGTCACAGGGGTACTCACGCGGAGATTTAATTCGGGGCCGCGGGAAATCCGGGGCCGGGTTGGCGGGGCCGACTGTCTGGACACCCTGCGATGCAAGGGTTGAACGCGACGACGGGCCCCGGAACAGACCAATACTTTTCGCCCGATCGGGCTGGAGCCTAAGCCGTGTCCGACATCGTCGATCTCTTCGGCGACCCGGTGCCTTCCAACCATGGAGCCCGCGGGCGCCCCGCGCATGCGCCAAGCCGGGCGAGCCGTGACAAGGTGAACCTGCTGCTCGCGCTCGGCTGGTCGAACGAGCGGATCGCCAACGCGATCGGCGTCAGCGCCCCGACCCTGCGCAAGTGCTACCGGGGCGAGTTGAAGACGCGCCTCCTGGCGCGCGACCGGCTCGATGCCCGCGTCGCCGAGAAGCTGTTCGAGGGCGTGAACGCCGGCAACGTCGGGGCGGTGAAGGAATTCCGGAAGCTCGTCGAGCGGAACGATCAGATGGAGGCCGCGCGCAGCTTCGAGCGTCCGACTGCGCAAGTGGCAAGGCCGAAGGCGGAGAAGCTCGGAAAGAAGGAAGCGGCGCGCAAGGCCGCCGAGACCGCCGGCGCCGATTCCGAATGGGGCAGCGACCTGATGTTCCCTGGGAGCCGTCCGAATTGACCCCCTCGTGGTCCACGGCCTGCCCGGATTGGGAAGACCGCATCGTCGAGCGGCGCACGCTGGTGCCCGACCTGCCGCTGTTCGCGGACGAGGCGGAGAAGGCGCTGAGAATCTTCAACCGGCTGCGGCTGCCGGACGTGATCGGTCAGCCGACCATGGCCGAGGCCGGCACCGAATGGCTGCACCCGATCGTCTCGGCGCTGTTCGGATCCTACGACGAGCGATCGCATCGGCGCATGGTGCAGGAACTGTTCCTCCTGGTGCCGAAGAAGAACTCGAAGAGTTCGGGCGCTGCCGCGATCATGGTGGTGGCACTGATCATGAACCGGCGCCCGGAGGCCGAATTCCTCCTGATCGCCCCGACGAAGCAGATCGCGGACATCGCCTTCAAGCAGGCGTGGGGCATCATCCGCGCCGACCGGAGCCTGTCGGAACTGTTCCATCCGCAGGAGCACCTGCGGAAGATCACGCATCATACGAGCCGGGCCTCGCTGCAGATCAAGGCGGCGGACACGGACGTCATCACCGGTTCGAAGTCGACGGGCATCCTGATCGACGAGACCCACGTCTTCGCCAAGAAATCGAATGCGGCGGACATCTTCGTCGAGATCCGCGGCTCGCTGGCGGCGCGGCCCGATGGGTTCCTGATCCAGGTCACGACGCAGTCGAAGGAACCGCCGCAGGGCGTATTCAAGGCGGAACTGTCGAAGGCGCGCCGTGTGCGCGACGGGCAAATCCGGCTGCCGCTTCTGCCGGTGCTCTACGAGCTGCCGGCGCGGCTGATCGACAGCGACGGCTGGAAGGACCCGGCGACCTGGGGGCTGGTGAACCCGAACCTCGGGCGATCCGTCGACGAGCAGTTCCTCGCCAACCAGCTCTTGGTCGCCGAGGACGAGGGGCGTGAGGCGCTGGCGCTTCTTGCCTCGCAGCACTTCAACGTCGAGATCGGGCTGCGCCTGCGATCCGATCGGTGGGCCGGTGCCGACGTCTGGGAAGAGCGCGGGATCGACCTCAACCTCGAAGCGCTGCTCGAGCGTTCGGAGGTGGTCACCGTCGGCATCGACGGCGGAGGCCTCGACGACCTCTTCGGCCTCAGCGTCATCGGGCGCGAGCCGATCGAGGTTGAGGAAGAGGTCGAGGTCGACGGCATCAAGACGGTGCAGCGGACGAAGCGTTGGCTTGGCTGGTCGAAGGCCTGGTGCCACCGTGGCGTCCTCCAGCGGCGCAAGTCGATCGAGACGAAGCTGCTGGACTTCGAGAAGGCTGGGGACCTTGTGATCGTCGGCGACGAACTGGCTGACGTGACCGGCATCGTCGCCGTGGTCGAGCGTGTCATGGCGGCGGGGAAGTTGGCGGCGGTGGCGGTCGATCCTGCCGGCCTCGGCGAGCTCGCCGACGCCCTCGATGGCATCGGCATCACGGCCGAGAACAAGATGCTGATCGGCGCCCCGCAGGGCTTCGGCATGATGAACGCCATCAAGACGGCCGAGCGCAAGCTGACAAACGGCACCTTCCACCACGCCAAGAGCGGCTTGATGGACTGGTGCGTCGGCAACCTGAAGATCGAGCCGACGGCCACGGCGATCCGCGCAACCAAGCAGAACGCCGGTGACGCCAAGATCGACCCCGTGATGGCGATGTTCGACGCGGTCTTCATGATGGCGACGAACCCCAAGGTCTCCACCTTCAACGCTGCCGAGTGGATTGCGAGCTACGGATGAACTGGCTTTCAAGATTCCTCCGGCTTGGCGGCACCAAGGACATCGAGCCGTGGCGCGGCCAGCAGGTGTCCACCGAGAACGGCAACAACTTCGTCACCAATCAGGTGACGGTCGCCGACTATCGCGATCAGCGGCTCACCTCAGGCGGAGGCGTCGTGGGGCTTTCGGCTACCTGGGCCTGCGTCCAGCTGATTGCCGGTACGATCGCCTCGCTGCCGCTCGTCGTCTATCGGACCGATGCGGACGGTATCCGAAGGGTGGCGAAGGATCACCCGCTCTACTTCGTGCTGCATGACAGCCCGAACTATGACCAGACGGCCGTCGACTTCTGGGAAATCATGGCCGCCAGCATCGAGCTGCACGGCAACGCCTACGCGGTGATGGAACGTCGCACCGGCGGCGCGCTGAACGCCCTTCACCCGATCCGCCCGGATCTGGTGAAGGTGCGGCGGCTCCCAGGTGGCGCGCTGGAATACGAGTGGACGGAGGACAACGTCCGTCGGGTAAAGCGGGGCGAGAACGTCCTCCACATCCGCGGGCCCCTCGGCGACGCGGTGTCCGGCGCATCCACCCTGTCGATCTGCCGTGGTGTCTTCGATGACGCGCTCTGGACCGAGTCCGCGGCCGGGGCGATGTTCCAGAACGGCGTCAGCCCGAGCGGCGTGCTCTCGACCCCCGACACGGTTCGGCTCTCGCGCGAGCAGCGCGACGAACTCGAGGTGCTTCTTCAGCAGAAGTATGCCGGCGCGCTCCGGCAGGGGCGCCCCATGCTGCTCGACGGCGGCCTGAAGTGGACGCAGCTGTCGATCGACCCGCAGGACGCGCAGATGCTCGAAAGCCGCAAGTTCAGCGGCGAGCAGATCTGCCGGATCTTCGGCGTCCCTCCCGCCATGGTTGGGTTCGGCGACAAGGCGTCGAACTGGGGGACGGGCAAAGAGGTCGACGTGCTCGGCTTCCAGAAGTTCACGCTGCGCAAGCGGCTCAAGCGGATCGAGCAGGCGCTCGTCAAGCAGCTGGTGCCGCTGGCGGAGCGCCGCTCGCAGGGGCTGGTCATCGAGTTCAACTTCGAGGGGCTTCTGCGGGGTGACACCGCGAGCCGGTACGAGGCCTACGAGCGCGCGATCCGCATGGGTCTGGCGACGCGCAATGAGTGCCGCGCCCTCGAAAATCTGCCGCCGGTCGACGGCGGCGACGTCGTGACGGTGCAGATGCAGGACATCCCGCTCGCCCAGGCGATCAACGGAGGCCGAGATGGACAAGACGACAGCGCCGCTTCTTGAGATCAAGGCGCTCAAGGACTCGGGCGAGTTCGAAGGCTACGGCTCGACCTTCGGCGGCGAGCCGGACGCTTATGGCGACGTGATCGCCGATGGCGCCTACGCTGACAGCCTCGCTTCGCATCAGGCCAAGGGCACGATGCCGAAGCTCTTCTGGCAGCACGACCCGCGCGAGCCGATCGGCAAGTGGCTGTCGGCGAAGGAGGACAGCCATGGGCTCCTCCTCACTGGCAAGCTGAACATGGACGTGCAGCGGGGTCGCGAAGCCTACGCGCTGCTGAAGGCGCGCGACATCGACGGTCTGTCGATCGGCTACCGGATCAAGGAATACAGCGTCGACACCGAAACCGGTGTCTGGACCCTGCAGAAGCTCGACCTCGTCGAGGTCAGTGTGGTGTCCGTCGGCGCGAACGAGAACGCGGTCGTGCAGAGCGTCAAGGCCGCCAAGGCCGCGCACGACCTTTCGGAACGACTGAAGGCCGGGGACCGGCTGACGGAACGTGAGTTCGAGACCTGGCTCAAGGGATTGGGCTTCTCGAACTCGCAGGCGGAGCGCGCCGCGCGCGTCCACCTGAAAGGGCAGGGGGAACCTGCCGAAGCGGCTGATGATGGCGTCGCCTTCCTGCGCGCCTTGACGGGCCACGCGGCCTAACCCTTCCCAGGAGAACACACCCATGAACCTTCGTTCGATTGTCGCCTTCGCGACGATCGCGCTGCTTGGCGTCATCACGTCGGCCAGCGCGCATGCCGCCGTCGGTCCCATCGGGCCGGCTGAACTGTCGGCGCTCTCGCATCTGGCGCCGGTCGCCGCCGGCGGGATCGCCTATCTCGCTGCCGGCCTCGCAACGCTGCCGTTCGGCCCGCGCATCGCATTCGACGTCGCCGATCGCCCCGGTGGCGGCAGCAAGTCCGCGGCCGAACTGGCCGCCGAGGTGAAGCGCGACTTCGAGACCAAGCACGACAAGGTCAAGGAGATCGCCGAGCAGGCCCTCGCCGAGGCCAAGAAGGGCGCGCCGCTGTCCGAGAAGGCGAAGGAACTCGCCGACGAGGCGCTGACCGGCATGAACGAGACGAAGTCGCGTCTCGACGAGCTCGAGCAGAAGTTGGCGCGCGGCGGCGGCGGTGAAGAAGGCCCCCGCACGGCGGGCGAGCGTTTCGTCGAGGACGACCAGTTCAAGGCCTTCGCGTCGCAGACCCGCCCCCGCGGGCGCGTCCTCGTTGAGGTGAAGGACATCACCTCGCTCTCGACCGACGCGCCCGGCTCGGCGGGTGCGCTGGTCAACAGCGATAGGCGCGGTCTTCAGGTGCAGCTTCCGCAGCGCCGCCTCACGGTCCGTTCCCTCATCCTGCCCGGCGAGACGGCGAGCAACGCCATCGAGTACGAGCAGGAGAAGCTGTTCACGAACGCCGCCGCGCCGGTCGCTGAGGGGGCTCTCAAGCCTCAGTCCGAGCTGCAGTTCGAGGACAAGACGGCGACGGTCCGCACGATCGCGCACTGGATGCGGACGTCGGTGCAGATCCTCGCCGATGCGCCCGGCCTGCGTTCGATCATCGACCAGCGCCTGCGCTTCGGCCTGGCCCTCGCCGAGGAAAACCAGCTGCTTAACGGCTCGGGCACCGGGCAGAACCTGCTCGGCCTCGTGACGGCTGCGACCGCCTATGCGGCGGCCGGTGGTCTTACGGCGACCACGCAGGTCGACGTCCTGCGCCTGATGATCCTGCAGGCGGCGCTCGCCGAGTATCCGCCGAACGGCATCGTCATCAACCCCATCGACTGGGCGGCGATCGAGATGGCCAAGGACGCCGGCGGCAACTACATCATCGGCAACCCGCAGGGCACGCTGTCGCCCACACTGTGGAGCCTGCCGGTGGTACCGACGCAGGCGATGGGGGTCGACAAGGCCCTGGTCGGCGCCTTCAACCTCGCGGCGCAGATCTTCGACCGGCAGGATGCCACGGTCGACGTCTCGACCGAGGACCAGGACAACTTCGTCCGCAACAAGGTGACGATCCGCGCCGAGGAACGGCTCGCCATGGCGATCTATCGCCCGCAGGCGATCGTCTACGGCGATCTCGGCCGCGTCCCGAACAACTAAGCCGGTCGGCTCGTCACGAGGGGCTGGCGCAAGCCCGCCCCTCTCACGAACCGAAGGAGCGAACCATGGTCAAGGTCATCACCACCAAGCCCCTCGATGGGGAACCGGCAGGCGTCGAGCGCGAGTTCGACCATGCGGAGTTCGAGATGCTGAAGGGCTTCGGCGCCGTGCGCGAGATCGGCGACGAAAGCCTGCGGTCCGATGGCCCGACAGTCGAGGAATATGTCGCGGCCGGCTACCAGGCGACCGGTTATCCCCCGTCGGGCTATGCCAGCCTCAGTTCGGAAGGTGAGATCGCCGCAGCGATCGCAACGCAGGCATCCCCGTCGCTCGGTAGTTCGAACGCGGGCGCCGGTGACGGCGGCGGTGCCGGTGCCGGAGACGTCGGTACCGATGCGGCCCCCGACGTCAGCGGCGAGAAGACCGCGCCGGACGTCGAGAACAAGGCGGCTCCCGAGGTGGTGAACAAGGCCGCACGCAAGCCGGCGAACAAGGCCAACTGATCCATGCGGCCTGTCCTCGTCTCTCCGCCGGCGCAGCGCCCGATTGAGCCTGAGGCTGTCATTGCGAACGTGGAAACGCTCGCCGATGCGGCGCCCAGCGTCATCGGCGTTCTGATTGACGCTGCCGTCAGCCATCTCGACGGCTGGTCGGGCACGCTTGGACGATGCCTGGTGGAGCAGACGTGGAAGGTCACCTATGGCTCGCCCGCCTGCCGCCTTCTGATCCCGTTCCGCGACCTGATCGCGGTTACGTCCGTCAAGGTGGCAGGTCAGGACATTCCGACCGCGAGTTTCACCGTCAGGGACTGCGCAGAAGGCCATCGCTTGTCGCCGATTGCCGCTTGGCCCATCGGTGAGGTCACGATCGAGTTCACTGCGGGATATGGCGGCGCCGAGCAGGTGCCGGCGGCGATCAAGCAGGCGATCACGCTTATGGTGACGAACCTTTACGCGCAGGCCAGCGAGGACGGGCGCAGCCGGTCCTTCACGGTCGACGGCGCCTTCACCGAGGCATTCAATAGCCCGGAGCAGCAGGGCGCGCAGTCGAACGCCGCCGTGCGGATGCTGCTGGCTCCGTTCCAGCTTATAGCGATCTGATGAAGCCTCGCGCTGCGTATCGTCGTCTCTTCTCGCGCGGGGGCCGCCGGGTCTCCATCGAACGCCGGGTGGCGAATGCCGACCCGATGCGAGTCGAGGGCGTGCGTGCGCGGATCCGCGAGGCAACCGACGAAGAGATCGCGGGCGGTATCCGATCGACAGAGCGGCGGGTTCTGATCCTGGCCGAAGACGTTCCGGCGGGCATGCTGCCGCTGGTGACGGACGACGCGGTGCTGGTGGACGGGTTGCGTATGACGTTCACGCAGCGGCCGGACGACCAGACGCATCGCGACGGCGAGATGCTGCTCGCGATCGCCGGGGTGGTGTCGAGCGCATGAAGATCGAGCCCCTCACGCAGCAGATCGCCGTGTTCGTGAACGAGATCAAGTCGCCGCAGGCGCGCTCGGCGCGTCTGGCGCAGGTCGCGAAGGATGGGATCGCCGAGATCCGCAAGTCCAACGCGGCGGCGAGCGGTGGGCGCGATCATCCGCCGGAAGTGTCCGTCGATGGCCGCCGCGGTGCGCCGCTGGAAAGCGTGAAGCCCGACGGCATGATCGTCGCGCAGTTCGACCCGCTGCGGAACGTCTTGGAATGGATCGGCGAGGCGCTGGTCGAGGAATCGCCGGTTCGCTCCGGTCGCTACGCTCGCAGCCATGTGCTGCTGGTTGACGGTGTCGAGCAGATCATTGGAACGGAGGTGCCTGCGGGCGATGTCTACCGGTTCGTGAACCGCCAGCCCTATGCGGCGAAGATCGAGCCGGATGGCTACGCGGCAGGTCAGAGCCCGCAAGCGGCGCAGGGCGTCTATCAGGTAATCGCGGCCGTCGCGGCGCACCGCTTTAATCAGGTCGCGCAGATTTCCTACTCGACATCGTATTTCGACCAGACGACGCGGTACATGCACCCCTCCATCGTCGTGCGGAGCCTCTGATGGCGCACCTTTCCGTCGTTCGCGCCGTGGAGGACCGCCTCAAGGACGGTTTCACCGGGTGCCCGGTCTATGTCGAGAACGAAGTCAGCGAGACGCCGACCAACGCCACCGCGTGGGCGCTGCTGGACTTCCCTTGGTCGCGGGCTGACTGGATCACGGCCGACGAGTTTCAGGAAGAGGGTGGCTTCCGCGTCGTGGTCGCGGTTCCGCGGCGAGACGGCGCGCACCGGGCACGCAGCTGGCTCGACGAAATCGCCGCCCTGTTTCGCGGGCAGAGCTTCGAGGGTGTGCAGTGCTACGCTCCGCAGTCCGCGTCATCCGACGACCAGAGCGAGCGCGGAGCGTATTTCCGGCTCTCCCTGACCGTGCCCTACGAGTTCATCATCACCGAATAGGAGGCCGTCGTGGTCCAGATTGCAAACGTGTCCTTCGGGCCGCTCGTGTTCCGCGAGAAGGCGAAGGAGGGCGAGGAGGGCAAGATCGTCGAGATCCTGCCCGGCGAGACGAAGGCGGTCGATATCGACCCGAAGCACCATGATGTCGTGGCGCGCGTCAACGCCAAGCTGATCGTCGTCGGCACCAAGGCGGAGGTCGAGAAGGCGGTCAAGGAATCGCCGGTCGCGCCGTCGGCGGACAAGCCCGCCGCCTGATCGGCCCCGCATCCCATCCCGGCAATCCCGCCGGATCCATGGCCCGCCTTCGTGCGGGCTTTTTCATGCCCAGGCTCAAGGAGAACAGGCCATGGCGCCCAAGACCCCGCTTCCGGTCGCTCGGACCCGGATTTCGATCGGCAGCGCGACCGCCGACTACACGCAGACGGCGCTCGCGGCCGACACCTACACCCGCGTCGGGCGCGTGCGCTCGATGCCCGGCTTCGGCGAGACCTACGCCGACATTACGGTCGAAGAGGTCGACGACGGTCGCACCCGGTACGGCAAGGGCACGGCATCGGGCACGGCGATGGATATCGTCTGCTCTCGCCAGCTGACCGATCCCGGCCAGGCCAAGATGAACGCGGCCTCCCTCTCGGCGCTCTCCTACAACCTGAAGATGGAGATCCCGAACGAGGCTGGCACCTTCGACGTCATCTACTTCTGCGTCCTGGTGAACTCGTCGAACACCGGTCTCGGCGGTCCCAACGACACCCAGACGGTGACTTACAACTGCCGCCCGCAGGAAGCGCCGATCGTCGTCCCGGCGACGTAACCGCCCGCACACCATCGCTCGCGAGCGAGAGCCGGTGGCGTTGTCAGGGCGCCGCCGGCTCACCCCCTGACCCATCCCTGACGCATCAACGGAACCTGACCCATGTCTCTGACCTCGCATCTGACCATCACACTCGGCGACGACGAATTCGAGCTCGTTCCAAGCCTCAAGGCGGCCACCGCCGTTTCCAACCGATTCAGCGGTTTCCAGAATGCCATGAACGCGGTGCAGGCGGCAGATCTGGCGTCCGTCCAGTTCGTGATCCGCCAAGGCGTTCCGCTCAAGCAGCTGTCGACCGAGGCTCTGAACGAGGCCATTTATCGCAAGGGCACGTTCAAGACGGCCGGGACCGCCATCAAGTTCCTTACTCGGCTTGCCAATGGCGGTCGCGAGATGGGCGACGAAGAAGGCGACGACGAAACCTCCGCGGCGGAGGGCGACGAGGGAAACGGCGAGGTCTGACGCCTGAGCAGGCGATCGACGACCTCTACCGGGCAGCGGTGAGATTGCTGCCCGGATGGAGCGACACTTCGATCATGGCCTGCGATCTTCTTCGCCTGCGCATGGCTGTCGACGCGGCCCGCGAGCAGATCGAGGAAGACTGGCGTCAGCGTTACCGGATCGCCGGGTTCAAAGTCCCCGACCGCATTTCCGAAGAGGAAATGTCGAACGAGGACCTCAATGCGCAAGCGAGGAACATGGTGTCGCTGATCGCCGCGCAGTTCAACGGTGCCTGATCAGCTGCAGCGTGTCAGTTCGAATGTGTCGCCGGAAATCGGCGAATGCCACGTCATGGATTTGCGACTGACGTCGAAGAGGGCGACCCGGTAGCCGTCAGGGAACGACAGCAGGAAGTTGCGTCCGTCGCGCTCCACCTTCGCGACCTTGATCGGACGCGACCCGGGCGCGGTGTATCGAGAGGGCGTGAAGCTGAACGGGGTTTGGCAGGTGGCTGGTCCACCGCTCCATCTTCCCTGGAACGGCAAGTCTGCCGCCCCTGCGGGGGGCAGCGACACCGCAAGCAAAACCGAAACCAGCGCGCCGATCGTCTGCAGTTTCATCTGAACTCGTCCATCAAAAGTGCCGGCCTCATCGGGCCGTATCGGAGCCATCATGGCCGGTCAAACCATCGTCACCACTGCGAAGTTCGTAGCGAGCGAAGAAGGCGTCGAGGAAACCGCTGCCGCACTCGCCAAGCTTCAGGCTGAGGCGAGAAAGGCCAGTGGCGCTCTGCCGGCGTTTTCGAAGGCAACGCAGGCGGCGCTTGCCCAGGTTGCGAAGGATCAGGAGAACGCCCGAAAGGCGGTCGAGGCGGCACGCGCTTCCATGACCGACAAGGGGGCCTCGAAGGAGGTGACGATCTCCTTCGAGCAGAACGCTCGGGCTCTTCAGAAGATCGCAGACGAAGCGCGCAAGGTTACGGGGGCGCTGGACCCTGTTGCTCGCGCAACGGCCGATCTCGCTCGCAAACAGGAGCAGCTCAACGCGCTCGTCGAAGCGGGGGCGATCTCGCAGGAGGACTACGGTCGCTTCACCGCCGTCGTGAATGACCGGATGGCGAAGTTCAGCAACGTTGCGAACGATGCCGGCGCGAAGGTCAAGCTGACGTCCGAGCAGGTCAGAAATCTCGGCTATCAGGTGAATGATGCCGCGACCATGCTGCTCTCCGGTTCCTCGCCGTTCCAAGTCATGGCGACGCAGGGCGGCCAAGTTATCCAGGCGCTCGGTGACGGTCCCGGAGGCGTGCGTGGCTCAATCTCTGCTATTGTGTCCAGCATCGGCAGCTTTGCCATCGGGCTCGGCCCTGCCGGTCTGGCCATCGGCGGTCTCACCGCTGCGGCGGGCGCTTTCGCTCTGGTGGCGCGCCAAGACATCAAGCCGATTGAGGACGTCATCAAGGCGCAGGCCGATGCCGTTCGCGATTTGCGCGACGCTTACGGTCTCGCCGGGGAAGCTGCTGGCGACTATGCGAAGCGCAGCCAGGATGCCGTGCGACTGTCGACGCAGGACGTCACGAACGAGAGCTTAAAGCGGGCTCGCGAGGCAATCCAGTCTCAGGGTGAATCGCAATTCGCCGGGCGAGACAACTATCGCTTCCGGGCGCAGCCGCAGTATGCCGACTTGCGGAAAGCGTTTGCCGATCTGATGCAGTCGGCGAAGGACGGCCCGCCTGCCTTCGCCGAGTTCGAGGCAGCGCTGGCACGGATCCCCGCTGAACGCCTTACCGGTGAGGTGAAGGAGGTCATCAAGGCGAACCGGCAGTGGGCACAGGGGCTCATTCCTCTTCAGCAGGAGATTGCCGGGACAACGGCTGTCGTCGACGGGTCGGCTGAGGCGCTCGTCCGCTATCGTCGCGCGATGGATGAACTTCGCGGTCTGATCCCGGATCTGCGGACCGAGGCGCAGCGCATCAACGACGCCTTTGCCGAGGCCGCCAGCATTGGGCGAGCCGATGGCGACGAGATGGTGGCGCGTTTTCAGAAGCAGAAAGCTTTGGCGGCGGATGCCGCCGGCGCCTTGGATCTCCTCAACGCAGCACGCGCCGAAGGTGCATCGATCGGTCTTGGCGAAGAGGCGAAGGCCGTTGCTGCCGTTGAACAGGAGTACGCCAAGCTTCGGGCGCAGTACAACGGGAACGCCGAGGCGTTGGCCGCTCTCGACCAATGGCGTCAGCAGTCGATCGGCAATGCCGGGCGCCAGGCGGCGTTCGATCGCGACCAAGAGGCTGCCAAGGAAGCCGAATCCGCAGCGAAGCGCGCAACCGACGAGGCGCAGCGCTATGCCGAGGCAACTCGCTCGCGCATCGCCGGGATCGATCAGACAGTTGCCGCACAGCGCATGGAGATCGACATCCTTGGCCGCAGCGAAGGCGAGGCGGCCGCGCTGCGGTTCGAGTTCCAGGCGCTGGCGGCTGCGCGTCAGGCGGCCGCATCAGCCGGGAAGGTGGTCTCCGACGACGAGATCGAGGCAATCCAACGTGCCGCAGGGGAAGTCGGGGCGCTGACGACGGAGTTCAAGGCGATGCAGGAGGCGCAGGAGCAGGCCAAGCGCCTCGGCGAGATGTTCGACGACCTCGCGTTCGAACGCTCCATCATCGGCCTGTCGGATGCCGAGCAGCGGGTGCGTGAAAGTATTCACGGGCTGGGCATCGACTACGAGTCCTTCGATGGCCAGAGGCTCGCTGGCGAGATGCGGTACAACGATGCGCTCCGCCAGACGCAGGACGAGATGCGCAAGACCGGCGAGATCGCTGAGGACGCGTTCGGGGGCCTGATCGATGCCCTGACGCAGGGCGGCGATCTCATGCAGAACCTGATGGGGTTCGCGGCCGACCTTGGGCGTCAGTTCGCGAGCATGGGCGCACAGAAGCTGTTCGGCAACCTGTTCGGCACCGGGCAGAGCAGCGCTACCTCGCAGGGCAGCGGTATCGTTGGGGCGATCGTGTCGGCCGTTGGTGACGCCCGCGTGCCGACCCCGACACCGCGCCCGGTCGTTCAGGCGGCGAGCTATCCTTATGCCGAGAAATACGCGCTGCCGGCGCCCACGCCCGCCATGCGCTCGCAGTCGGCGGCCTTGGCGCAAGGTGTCACCAAAGCTGTTTCGTCGAACCTTCTGTCTTCGCTGCTTGGCGCAGGTAAGAGCCAGGGGCACATCACGGGCCTTAACGACCGGTTCGCTACGGCGCTGACGAACATGCTGGATGCGGCCCCCGCTGCAGTCCAGTCGGCCATCACCATCAACTCGGGGTTCCGCTCGGTTGCACGCCAAGCTGAACTCTTCGATGCCGCGCTGAAGAAGTATGGATCGGTCGCGGCCGCGCGCAAATGGGTCGCGCCCCCGGGCAACTCTCAGCACAACAAAGGCATGGCCGCCGATCTGGGCTATGGCTCGACGGCAGCACGCCAATGGATCCACGCGAATGCCGGGAAGTACGGCCTCGCATTTCCGCTCGGGAACGAGAACTGGCACATCGAGCTTGCCGGCGCGCGAGGTGGAGCGAAGTCGGCATCGGCCGCCTATAACGACCAGCGCATCGTCGCGCGTGGCGTTTCCGATGGCATGAAGGATTACAGTCGGGACGCTAGCGTTGCGCAGCCGCAGCGCTCTACTGGTCCGTCTACTGAGAACGCGGGCGGTTTCTTCAGCCCGCGGGCGCTTGCCGGCCTCGAGGTGCTCGGCGCTGGCGCGGGAGCTTTCGGTGCGGGCTATCAGTCCGGCTCGCCGCTCTCCGGCGGCGTGTCAGGCGCACTCGGCGGGTATCAGGCAGGCGGGGCGATCTCGTCGTTCCTTGGTGTTGGCGCTGGCGCGGGCGCTGCGCTCGGTGTCGTTGGCGGCGCTGCGCTTGGCATCCTCGGTGGCATCCTCGGCGCGCGGAAGCAGCGCGAGCAAGCGCACCGGGACAAGGCCGCAAAGTGGGAGGAGCTTCGTCCGCAGTACGAGGCCTTCGACAAGTCGCTCTCGGGCGACGGCAACGGCCAGCTGCGCCAGTGGATCACCGAACAGGAAGGAGCCTTCGCGCAGTTCCGGAAAGTAGGCGGCGACGCTTGGAAGTACGGCCAGGGCAACTCGTCGGCGCAGTTCGCCTCAACTGGGACCAAGATGTGGACCCGGTTCATGGAAATGCAGGAGGAGTTCCGCGAGGGCTTCACCGACATGGTCGAGGATCTGTCCTCGGGCGAGGGCCTCGGTGGTGCCTTCGCCAAGGGCCGCGCGGCAACCAAGGACCTGAAAAAGCAGATCAAGGACATGATCGACGACGTGTCGATCGCGTTCGGATCCGACGACATCGGCGTCGGTGTGAATGGCGCTTGGACCGAGGCGTCCAAAGCCATGGAGGAGACGCGGAACAAGGCGATCGCCGAGGCCAAGGTGGCGGCAGGCGAATATGCCCTATCGCTGCTCTACACCGCTGCGACAACCTCCGACGTCGAGAAGAGCCTCGACGGCTTCCGCGGCACGGCTGCCGGGTTGCAGAAGGTGCTGACCGATCTCGGCTGGACGGCCGAGGCGGCAGCGGCCGACATCGATGACCGACTGAAACAGGCCATCGCCAAGATGGGCGAGACGTTCACGGACGGCTTTCAGGCGCAGATCAACGACCTATCGGGCGTCGGCTATCTGAACGACGTCAAGGACCTCATCGCCTCTCGCGACACAGCGCTGAACGATGCCGAGTTGCTCGGCGTCGACCCGGAGATCGTGTCGCGCTGGTTCAAGCTCGCGAGCCAGGATCTGGTCGACGGGTCCGAACTCGTCGGCTCGGCGTTCGACGACCTGATCAAAGCGTTCCCCGAACTCTCAGGCGTCGTCCATGCCTTCACCGGGGCATCGCGCACGGCGGCCGAGGCGGCAAAGGCTGCGCAGTCGGCAGCGCTTGCGTCCTACGAGGCCTCTCGCTCGCAGCTCGAAAGCGTCTACTCGGCGGTCCTCAGCTATCGTGACGGGATCCGCTCGTTCCTCGACGACATGAAGCTAGGCGACGAATCGACCCTGTCGCAGAAGGACCAGGTCGCCGAGGCGCGCCGGGTCTATGAGGAGACGCTCGCCAAGGCGAACGGCGGTGACAAGGAAGCGATGGCCGGGCTGACCGGCGCCGCGCAGGACTATCTCGCCGAGGCCAAGGACTACTTCGCGTCGAGCGCCGACTACACCGCGATCTTCGACAGCGTGAACGCCTCGCTGAAGTCGACGGACGTGAAGGCGACGAGCCAGATCGACTTGATGCGTGGCCAAGCGGCGTGGCTCGAGGATATCGCCGGATCGAACATCGAGATCGCGAAGGCCATGTCCGACTTCCTGGCAGCACAAAAGGGGCTGAACTCGACCCGCTCCTGGGGTGTGATGGCCGACCAGAACAAGGCGATCTGGTCCGACCTCAACGCCAAGGGAATCGACTACTCCGGCAACTTCGGCAGCGGCCAGTTCCTCGACTGGGTCGCTTCGCAGACGCCTTCGATGCAGGCGATCATTCGCCCGATCATCGACAAGTGGAGTGCGGCCTATGCGCCGAAGGGTTTCGCCACCGGCGGCTGGACCGGCGACATGGCGAAAAACGCGGTTGCGGGAGTCGTGCACGGTCAGGAGTTCGTGGCGCATGCCGAAGCGACCCGACGCTGGCGTCCGCAGTTGGAGGCGATGAACTCCGGAGCGACCCGGCTTCCCAACGTCGATCCGGTGCAAATGCCGTCCGTGACGCCCACGGGCAGCGATAGCCGCGCGCTGATCGCCGAACTGAAGGAAGCCAACCGGCTATTGCGTCAGCAGATCGCCACGACGGGGCAGGGTCTCGCGCAGAACGTCCAGGCGACCGAGCGGGGCAACCGTGCGACCGAGGACATGGCGATGGCGTCGCGCCGCGATCAGATTCGGGCTCGCGCAGCATGATCTATCTCGTCGAGTTCCGCCCGATCGACAAGGCGACCGGCGAGACCGTTGTCCTGCGCTTCGGTTCGCACGGCTACACCACGGCGCCCGGCGACGATCCCCCGAACGCGCAGTTCGTCGGACGGCTGCAAGGGCCCGGCCAGTACGACCGGTTCCTGTTCTCCCGCGGTCGCACGCGTGGCGAGAGTGCCGTCGGGGCCGGCGAGATCACGATCGTCAACGCCGATGGCAAGCTCGACTGGCTGCTCGAGCTTGCCTTCGATGGTCGGCCCTTCACGCTGTGGGGGCTGCCCGATCGGTTCTCGCCCTGGTCCACGCGGCAGGTCCTTCTCGCTGGATCGACGGAGCAGGCGGAGTTCCCGGGCCGGCTCGTATCGATCTCGATCCTTGGCCGCCTTGTTCTTTTGCGCGAGGCGATCCAGCCGCTCGCTTACCTCGGTACGACGACGAGCGGTGGCCTGTCGGTCGCCGAGGGTAACGTCGATCTTCGGGACGTGAAAAAGCCGCTGCTCTTCGGATCGGCGCGCAACATTCCGGCGCTCACGGTCGATCAGTTCGACAACGTCTACCAGGTGTCGAGCAACGCGCTGGCGGCGATCACGGCGGTTCGCGACAGCGGCGTCGCACTGACGGCGACGCAGGACTATCCGACGCTCGCGGCGCTCAAGGCGGCGATGATGACCGGCGGACAGTTCGCGACCTGCCTCGCCCTCGGCCTCGTGCGGACGCAGGTGCGTCCGGACGGTTCGCTGACTGTCGATGCCGCCGAGGGCGCGGCCGTGGCGGATCGCTCGGCCGCGCGTCTCGTGCGCCGGATGATTGGCGACCTGATGCCGGTGGCCGAAGAGGACTTCGACTTGCTGCACGAGGCAAACCCTGCCGAGTGCGGCCTGTGGATCGCGCAGGGCGAGACGACGGTGCTTTCCGCTGCCATGTCGGTCCTGAACTCGGTCGGCGGGTATCTCACCGACGACCGGCTCGGGCAGATCCGGGTCGGACGATTCGATCTGGCCGCCGACGGCGGCGAGGTGACGATCGGGCGGTCCGTCATCCTCGACCAGGGACAGGGCTTCGCCCGCGAGGCGACGCAGGACGACGGGGCCGGGGTGCCGGCGCGTTCGGTAACGGTGCGCTACGCCCGCGCCTACACGACGCTGTCCGACGAAGATCTGAAGGATGTGGCTGCCACTGACGCCTATCGCTCGTTCGCCAAGGAAGAGTGGCGGCAGGTGAAAGTCGAGAGCGCCACAAACAAGGTCCAGCACCCGAAGGGGCCGGAGCTGGTGTTCGACACCAGTCTGACGACAGAAGCGGACGCCCGCGCCGAGGCCGAGCGGCTGCTCGCGATTTACGGCACTCGGCGCGACCTTTTTGCGGTCATGGTGTCGAGTGGCAAGGCGACGACTCTCGACGTCGGCGACGCGATGACGCTGCGGGTCGACCGGTTCGGCATGGGCGAGGGGCGTGCGTTGCGCATCGTCGGTCTCGTCCAAACCTTCGCGAACAACCTGACACGCATCGAGGCGATCGGATGACGGCGCACTGCCTGTTCCTGCACCCCAACCTCAGCGACCAGCCGCGGGGCTCGCGGCCCGGCGCGACGCTGTCGGGCGGCAGCTGGGTTCTGCCGCTGACGAACCTTCAGGAGCGCGAACTTTCCGAGGTGGCGCGCTCGGCCAGCACCCGCCCGACGGATACGCAGTTCGACGTCGACTTCTCCGCCTTCGGCGAGATCCGCGCCATCGTCCTCGTCAACCACAACCTGTCGGTGACGGCACGGCTCCGGGTGACGGCCTGGTACGAGGACGGGTCTTACTTCTCGCCGTCGTACCGCGCCGAGTTCGACGCCTATCCGACGCTCGCCTACACCGAGGATCTGCCGTCGGAGGCGGAGAACTGGTGGGACGGCAAGCCGCTGACCGCCGACATCGAAGGCTTCACGCAGAACGCCATTCACGTCCTGCCGGAGCCGTCCTTCGCGCCGCACTGGCGGATCGAGATTATCGACGACGGAAACCCGGCCGGGCACATCGACATCGGCCGGCTCTGGATGGCGACTGGCTGGCAGCCCTCGCGCAACCCGGCCTATGGCGCGGCGCTGCGCTACGAGGACGAGACCACGATCGAGAAGGCGCTGTCGGGCGCCGAGTTCTTCGACGAGCGCGAGCCGTTCCGCGTCTTCAACATCGCCTTCCCCTTCCTGCCCGACCAGGAAGCGCTTCAGCGCGGGCTCGAGCTTGAGCGACGCGCCGGGACCAAAGGCGAGATCTTCTACATCCACCGGCCCGACGACGCGCAGAACCTGACCCGCCTCAGCTTCCTCGCCCGGCTGCGCGTGCTGAACCCGTGGGAGCAGGTGGCCGCCTTCGACGGGCGAGCGGCCATCGCGTTCGAACTCAAGGAACTGATGCCGTGAACCTGACACCGGAAGAGGAAGCCGAGGCCAACCGGCTGGCGACCGTCTACAACGAGCGCCCGTTCGACGCGCAGACCAACCCCGGCGGGTTCGGGCGCGGCGGCAACTCGGCGATCGGCCTGTTCATCAAGTCGCTGCGCGACATGGTCGGCTTTGGCCGCGGCGTCGTGCGCGTTGCGACCGATTCACTTGCAGCGATCACGACGCAGGCCAACCGCTTCTCGGCGGCGGTCGCCGCGATCGAGACGGGCCCTGTGACCAGCGTCAACGGCAAGACAGGCGCCGTCGTGATCGACCTCTCGGAAATCTCAGCCGACGTGACCGAGCAACTGGCCGAGGTCCAGTCGACGCTGGATGGCGTTGTCGCGCAGCAGGCGTCCGCCGCTCGCCATTCCCGCGCCTACGCGCGCGCCTTTGGAGGCTGATCCATGCCCGATACGAAAGCCGTCGGAGGCCTGTCCCTCACGACCTCGCTGCAGACGCTCGTCACGAACACGGCCGCGGACGCCAAGATCCGCAGCTATGTCCTCGACTTCGTGAACATCGACGGAGTGAACGCCGCGGACATCACGCAGTGCATCTGGATCGACAGCAGCGCATCGAATGCGCAACGGCCGATTCTGCCGGTCAACACGACGGTTCGCCCGGGCCGCGACGGCGCGTTGTCGCGCGAGTTCATTCTTGATCCCGGCGACAGCATCCAGGTTTCGGCGTCGGCGGCCGGCGACATCTACGCCACCGTGTTGCAGGTCTACGAGGAGCCGTCGGCATGAGGTCGATTCGGACCGGGCTGCGCAACCCGGTAATGCGATCGGGCGATCGGCTCGGGGCCAACCGTCTTCTGCCGGCCAAGCACTGGTTCTGGACCAATCAGCAAAGCCAGAGCGTGGGGCAGAACGTCGAGAGCGTCACGGCGACCTGGCAGGCCCCAGCCGATGGTCTGGTCGACGTCACGGCCATCGCTCCCGGTGGTGGCGGCAACGGCGCCTCCAACGTCGCCAACCAGCGTGGCGGCGCGTCCGGCGCCGTTGGGCGAACGACTGGGTTGGAGGTTCGAAAGGGTCAGCAGATCCAGATTTCCGTCGGACCTCGCGGTGGTGGCAGCACGACCACGCCTCGCGAAGGAGGCAATGTCTCGGCGACGTTCCCGAATGGCGACGTCGCCGTGGCTCGAGGCGGCCCTGCAGGCTCTCGCGACACAACTCCGGCTGCGCCGACAGCGACCGGCTTCAAGGAAGCCTATGCCGGTCTTGTCACAGGCGTCACCGGCGGCGGAACGTCTCCGATCCTCGGACAGAACCTGACGGTGCTGGAGATCGTCGCGCAGCCGAACGATGGCAGCGGCGAAAGCGGGCGCGGGTTCGGCAACGGCGGGAACTCGCGGGGCGTCACGGATCAAGCTGGTGGATCGGGCGCGCCAGGCGCGCTGACGATCGACTTCTACGCCTACGAGTGAGGACGCCATGATCGACCTCTACCGCCGCAACGACGGCCCGCCGCAGCCGCTGCCAGCTGTCGCCTACACGAAGGACGGCTTCTCGCGCACCGACCTCGCCAACCAGCCCGACAGCCGGCGCGAGCTCGGCTTCGTCCTGTTCGGATCCTATGACCCGAAGACGCAGGCTGTCGTGAAGCGGGGCGACGGTTATGCCATCGTGCCGATCGACCAGGCGGGCGACCCGGACCCGGCTGACGTTCCGAAGCTGATCGACGCAGAGCGCGACCGGCGCATCGATCTCGGCATCACCTTCGATGGCAAGTTCTTCCAGACGGCCGACCTCGACCGCGAGCGGATCGACCGGTCGCGCATCTCGGCGATGGCCGCGCTGATGAACGGCGTCCAGGAAGGCGACCTGCGCTGGCACGGTCTGCCGGTCGACTTCTTCTGGATCGCCGCAGACAACAGCCGGGTGCCGATGGACGCGCAGACGATGGTCGCCTTCGGCAACGCCGTCGCGGCGCGCGAGGGCGTGATGATCGTCGCCGGTAACGACCTCAAGCGCCGCATCGCGGCCGGGGAGACGATCCCCGACATCACGGGGAACTCGCTATGGCCGGAGTAGACCTGCGCAACGTCACCTTGCCGATCGGGCTGCTGCGGCACGCCCTCGTCGATGACATCGGCCCCGCCTGGCTGCGGCTCGACGGCAAGACCGAGTATCAGCGCGCCATGTATCCAGACTTCGTCGCCAAAGCGGCCGGTCAGGGGTGGTTCCTGGCCGGCTCCCTGCCTTCGACGTTCAAGCTGGTGAAGGTGCCGGCCGGGACGGCGACGGTCGCCAGCGGGTTCGACAGTGCCGCGGGTGCTCTCATCGGATCCGACAAGGTGACACTCACCCTCGCCAACCTGCCGGAGCACGACCACAGCTACATCGACGACACGGCGACGGCCACGGCGGGGAAGGCCGGGCTGGTGACCGGTCTCCTGCCGCTGCTGACGGGGCTCACCGCCTCGTCGCCGCAGAAGACGACAGGCAAGGCCGGCAAGGCGACGCCCGACGCCGTGCCGATCAAACCGCCGGGCTTCACGGCGCACCTCTTCGTCTTCGCAGGGCGTCCTCGAGGCTGATGGGCGCCTATACCGACGCCCCGATCGTCTTCGAGCGGCTCGACGGCATCCGGTATCGCCAGCATGGCCGTACCAGCTGGGAGCTGGGGCACAAGGGTTCAGATCACTGGGAGCATGTAGAAGACGTCACGGTCTTCGACGTCTCGATCCCGTTGGCTCTCCGCTGGATCTTCGATCCGCACGACCCACGATACCTGAAAGCGGCAGCGCTGCATGACGAGCTGCTGCGCCGAGGCTTCGACCGCGTCACGGCGGCCGGGGCGTTCAATGAGGCGCTGAAGGCGGACGGGGTGTCCGCCGCTCGCCGTCTCGCGATGGTCTCGGCCGTCGCTTTCTACCGCTGGTCCTGACTAGCTGGGTGAGGATGCCGGACGCTGTGTCACGGCACCCTCAGGCGTAAGCCGCATGGCGACATAGCCCGAAACGACCACAGACACATGACAACCATTCGGCGCCTGAGGGCGCCATTTTTATGAGGGGATGCCTCTTATGGCGCAGTCATCTCGCGTTCGTCAGAACAAGGTCAACGCGGCCGCCTACATCGGCGCCGGCATCATCACCCCTGGCGCGGGTGGCGGGGGCTCGACCATCCGTCGCCTTGCCGGCTTCGGCGGTGATCAGGGCAACCAGATCCGGCCTTCGGACGGGTCGAAGAACTCGTTCAACGCACGCAAGCGGTTCTACACGCCAGTCCCGATCCCAAACCCCGAGGTCGCCTACACCGGCATCTACTACAACTCGGGGAACGAGTATGACTATCCGAACGAGGTGGCGTACCACAGCGCAATCGAGCTGCCGGACGGTACGATCCGCGACATGGGTGCGACCGTCACCGTGTCGCCAGGGACCATCCTCGCCAAGTCGGCCAAGGCGGATGGCTTTACGATTCCGGCCGGGTTCTACTGGATCCGGACCAACGGGAAGGTCGCGACCGGCGGGCTCTGGTACTATACGGACGCGTTCCGCGCGGCCAACGTTGGGAACATGGAAGAGGGCGTCGATCTCGTCGATAAGGCCGTATCAGGCACGATCGGGAATGCCTCGCAGCAGATGCCTGCGGCGGCGATAGGCGTCATCGGCGATATGCCGGCAGCCCGCCGCCTATTCGCGCTGACGGGTGACAGCCTGTCGCAAGGCGTCGGCGGCTACTCCCATGCGACCGCCCCGAGCCTGGCGCTCGGCGTTCTGGCGGGACTGGTCCTGCAGCGTGATGTCGGCAGCGTCCTCCACCTCGGCCGCGCAGGCGCCTCGGCGCTGGCGAACAAGGACAAGTACGCCAAGCGGATCGCCCTGATGCAGGCTCTCGGCGTCACCGACATCTTCTCCGATCTTGGCGTCAACGACCTATCGTCGACCTCGTCGGCCGCGACGCTGAAGACCAACCTGACGGCGCTTTTCAACACGTTCAAGGCGGCCATGCCGACCGTGCGGATCTACCAGTCGACGATCACGCCCTCGACGACGGCGACCGCGCCGATCACCGAGAGCAACCAGACTGTGCCGACTGCGATGCAGGACGGGCGTCGTCTAACGTTCAATGCGGACCTGCGCGCGGGCGGCTTCAGCTCGCTCCTGGCAGGCGTCGTCGAGTTCGCGATCCCCGCGCAGCTCGACGCTGATCCGAACCTTTGGAAGGCGGGCTACGCTTCTGATGCCGGCAACCCCGGCGCCCAGCAGCACCCGAACCAGACTGGCGGCGAGGCGATCGTGGCCTATGCGGCTGCGCAGAACGCCTTGGCTATGCCTGTTTGATCCAGCACGCTGCTACGAATGGTGGGGTGAGCAGATCTTGGTAACCCTTCCTTGGGGTTTGGTGATGGCTATTGATCCCCTGATTGAACGTCAGGCGATGCTGTCCTGTAGCGCATACAATTCATCTAAATGGAAATGTCTTTTCTTGCCTGCTGAGCGGGAGGACTGACTAGGCCAAATCAGTCTTGGAAGTTCTGCTGAGTCAAAATCTGCAAAACTCCTAGTAAATTGGCGTAGTCTATCGGAGCTGGCACTGACGGTACGAAAAGCAACGCGTTCCACGCAGAAAATGCATGCTTGCACTCGAAGGTTTCTACCTTCACCTAGGCCAAGTGGGAATTCGAATATACGCGTGTAGCTCCAGCCGCCGTGCTTCCAGGTGTCCATTTTGCCTATTGCTACAGACCAGCCCTCTGGCATCAATCCGTTCATCAAAACTTTCCTCGCAAACTGAGGCGTGTTTCCAAGGTGTCCGGCTACCTCGAGGTTGATGGTCACCATGGTAGCCCATCTTGCAAGAGTAGTGGCCTGTGCGTCGCTGAATTTAGGCCAAAACCCGTCAGCAAGAACCGAGACTAGGGGCTTTGCTTCATTCTGAAGGCGGCTCATCCAGCCGTGGTTGCACTTCGGACAAACGTGGTTGACAGTTAGGTTGTAGGCGGTCCCTTTTCGAGCGGTTTTGTTCTCGTGCCATTTTGCCTCCTCGCCAAAACGGTGCTCCTCAGGTCTTCTTAGTATGTGTGTCCGATTGTCTGGTCTTGGATGTCGACGATCTAACCAGTCGCCGAAGGCATGTTCCTTGCTGAATTGCGATTTGGACTCGCAATACGAACAAACGCCGAATGTTGGGCGCTTTGGTGAACCGTATCGAAGGTCTAGTCCGCACTCGCAGAATGGTGCGAATTGGTAGGTATCGCGTCCACACCGTGGGCACTTATCAGGCACATGAGGTTGGGAAGGCGTATTCCAATAGTGTCGTTCTTCCATCGCTGATTGCCTGTAGCCTCGCTATCCGAATGGAGCGTAATTGGCGCAAGCATAGGCGACAACTGCCACTGAACCCGCAACCCCCGCCTCATCTGAGGGCAACCCACGCGGTCTCGATTCCGTCTTTTAAGGGGCTTCGCGTCCAGACTTTCGGAATGCTAGATGCCCCCATTCACCCGAGGCGCGTATTTCATGACGCAGTACAATTTTAACGTTAGACGCTTTCGAAACGTGGTATGACCCACCGATCGGTCGGAGGCACTTCAGCTTTTCTACGAACGGTTGGGGTCGCCATGTTCCTTCCGAATGAAGACGACACGATCTTAAGTGCCGCCCGTAAGCGACTTTACCTGAAAGATGCAATGCGCCGGTGGCCCTGGCTGACCACCTTCGAGTGTCTCGATTTGCAGACGGAGGAGCAATTGATCACCGCGGTACAACGCGGGTCGCCAGGGTCTGCCGTCAATACCGCAGCAGAGGTAACTCTTTGGATGCGTGGAAAGACGTTTTAGAACGTCACCTTGCTGGATTGTCCCTGCGGGGTCACCTGCGCGTTCAACGGAAGACTCGCTTTGCCAGCATGAACAACCCGACAGCGACAGCCACACCCACGCTGCTAGCGATGAACCCAGTCCACCCAGGTCCCCGGTCTGGGATGAAATTCTGAGCTAACTCGCAGGCGCCGGCGAGGATGCACAAGCCAGCATGCCACCAAACGACAGTGCGGGTTCGCCAGTGGGCAAAAGCTACGAGCAGGGCTTCCCCGAGGTAGGCGATAAAGTGCTCTTGGCCGCCCGAGGGCAGCACGTGTGGCCTAGCCTCGCCGGGCACCAGCGAGAGGTACAGGATCAGGAAGACGCCCCCAATGGAGGCTAGACGGCCAAGCTGCTGAAGACAGGGCATGCCGCCTCCTAGCATTGCATGATGACAGCTAGAACCCCGCGCTGACCTAAGTCCTCGTTCGACGCGCCACCCCCAGCTCAAAAGCTGGGACCGGCATCCGGCTGAAACCGCTTCTCCAACTCGTTCATCAGCCTGACGACTCGTTCGCATTCTTCGAGGGACATCTTCGCCATGTATTCACCGGAGAGAGGCTGAAGATCGCCTGCCTGTTGGTCGATGACGTCCCAAAGGCCGCTACCGTAGTGGCGGATTGCGTAGCGAGCATCGGACATAGCAAGTCCTCTTATCCCGCACATAAAGGCGATCCGCCCGGATTTAGCGGGGCCGGACGGATCTTCGCGTCGAGCCCGTAGGAGACGCAACACGACGCAATGGCGACAGGCCGCGCTTTATTGAGAGCACTGTCAACGCAGCCAAGAAATTTAGGGTCTGGGTGCGTTTCTGTGCTATCTACGGTAATGATAGAACATACGGACCAACGCGACGTCTTGCCTCGGCTTTGGTACCGTGCGGCAACCACCTCACATCTCGAGGATAAGAAGCTGTTTCTCGAAGCTGCGAACCTCATCATGCAACTTCGCAATCTCTATGGTTTCGCGCACGGTATAGACGAAAAGATCGCTTTCGAGCTTGGCATCCGCCCAAAGCCTGGAGAGCACTAGAACGTCTTTCTATGGAGGTTCAGAAAGGCGACCCGCTCGACCTTTGGCGCAAGATATCGGACGAGCGGGTCTTCGCGTCGCGACTGGAGGGTATCGACACGATTGAGGAACTCCGCCAGTACCCCAAGGCAGAGTCAACTCCACCTCAAATGATAGCGTGGGTCGCGTCGACTTCAGAGCCGCCGGTTCCTGACGCTACTGGCTGCGGGGCGAGAGATCGCACAACCAGCGCGTTGCCGATCTGATCTCCGTCGCCCAAGCCGGCGAGAACCGCGCTGACGATACGCTGCGCCTGCAACCGGCTCATACGGTCGTCTTGGATCTCGAAGGCGAGACGTCGCACCAAATCGTCCATATCATACCTCGACGTTTCGTTGGCAAAGGTACGGACGAGTGTAGCGTTTGGATGCAGCGCACCCGCTTTGGGCGACTTTGAAGCTGCACGACGTGGGGTAGGTTCCCGCCACCCCTGCCTCAACTGGTGGGGGCCTCTCCGCCAGCATTCATCACCAAGGCCGTCCTTCGGGGCGGCCTTTTTCGTTCCCGAAAGGACGCATCTCCATGACCCTCGTCGCCAACTGGCGCCGGGTGCTATCGCGCGCCTGGTCCGTCCGGTTCATCGCCCTGACCTTCGCGCTAATCGCGCTGGACGTCGCGCTGCCTGCCTTCGAAGAAGGGATGGGGCTCCCGCCTCGCACCTTCGCTGTCCTGTCCGGCCTCTGCTCGGCGGCCGCGTTCGTCGCACGCTTGCTCGTGCAGCCGGCAGTGTCAGGAGGCGAGCAGTGAGCGCCGCGGGGAAGGGGGCGCGCGTCGCCCGTGTGAAAAGCCGCTACCTCGCCGGCGGCGCTGCCGGCGCCGCGCTTCTCACCTTCGCCACGACCTACACCGCCGGTTGGGAGGGCACGAGCTACAAGGCCTATCTCGACACGATCGCCCAGCCGCCGGTGTGGACGATCTGCCAGGGCGACACCTACGACGTGAAGCCCGGTATGGTCGAGACGAAGGCCGGCTGCGAGGTTCGCCTGCGCCGCCAAATTCTCGAGCACGAGGCGCGGATGCTCTCCTGTGCGCCCGAGCTGCTGATGGCCCCCGGCGAGACCTACGTCGCGATCAACGACTGGGCCTACAACGCCGGCACCGGCGCCGCGTGCCGCTCGTCTCTGATCCGCAAGGTGAAGGCGGGCGACCTGCGCGGCGCCTGCAACGAGTTGAGCCGATGGGTCTTCGCCGGCGGCAAGGTCGTGAAGGGCCTCGCCAATCGCCGCGTCAACGGGCTGCCGGGCCTGATCAGCAACCGCGCGCTGTGCCTTCGGGGGCTCGGCTGATGGGCGCGCTCGAAGCGATTAAGGCCGCGATCGTCTTGGTCGTCGGGACCGTCCTCGGCTGGCTCGTGGCCGGGCTCTACGCCGATCTCGTGTCGCTGCCTGCAGCGCGCGAGGCCGGCGCGGTCCACGAGCGCGGGATCTGGGAGGCTCGCCAGCGAGAGGCCGAGGCGAAGGCGGAAGCGGATCGCCGCGCTGTGCAGTCCCGCATCGACGCGATCGAGCGCGATTTCCACCAGCGCGAGGCCGAGCGCCTCGCGGAACTTTCCAACCTTGAAGCTGCCCTCGACCAGGAGGCCAATCGTGTCTCGATCCCGTCTGCCGCTGACCGCGGCGCTGTTGCTTGCCGCCCTGCCGTTCCTCGCGGCCTGCGTGACGCGCTCGACGGTATCGGTCGTGCCACGCCTCGCGACGATCCCCCAGGCGCTCCTGCTGTCATGCGCTGAAGCGGTGGCGCTTCCCGAGCGCGATCTTACGACGGCCGAGACCGTGCGGCTGTGGGGGAGGGACCGGCAAGCGCTCGGCGCCTGTCGTGACCGGCATTCGGCCCTCGCGCGCTCGGTTGGGGAAATTCAGTCTCAGGTCGGGCCCTGACGCATCCATGCATACCCGAAAGGCATTCAGAGAATGAACCAGAACCAGGAGCCGGACATGCTCACGCGGTGGATCACCAACAACGTTGCCGTGCTGCTGACTGGTGCAATCCTCACTGGCGGCGGGATCGCGGGCTACACCAGCCTGCAGAACAAGGTCGAGTACCTCGACGCCTACCGTGAGGAGCGGACGAAGCTCGTCGATACGAAACTCGCCGAGGTTGGGGCGGCCGCCGCTGCTATGCCGAACCTCGTGTATCGCGTCGCTGCAGCTGAAGAGGCGCTGAAGGCGACCAACGCTCGGGTCGACGTGAGCCTGACAAACATCAGCGCTCGGCTGGCCGAGATCAATCAGGGTCTGGGTTCGCTCTCGACTCAGGTGGCTGTTCTGACGCAGCGCTTCGATCAGTCGGGGCCGGAGCGCCGGTCGAGCCTGCAGCCGCCTCGATAGCTCGGAGCCGCTCGATCTCGCGCGCGATGTTGTCCACCGCGCGCTCCCATCCTTCCAACCGCCTCTCTTCGGCGATGATCGTCGGTACATGCACGCTGCGGATGCCGTGAGATCTACGGGCGAGGAAGGTGCGCCATGGGTTGTCGTCGCTCATGCTTTAGGTCCTCCCCACTTCGCGGATGGTCCGACCTCGCGCGGTCAGGCGAAACCAGACCGTGCCGCGCCAGCCGGACGATGCCTCGACCAGACCCATGCGCGAGAGTTCGTAGCAGGCCACAAGCACGGCATCCGATAGTCGCTCGGCTTCCTGGCCCACGCTGTCCATGTGGCCGTGGCCGTCGTCGAGCCGCACGAGCGCGCGGATATGGATCGGTGTCAGCTTGGAGAGATGCGGCATCGGTGTCCCCTTTTCGATCTTGTCGAATCGTCCGAACGTTCTCTATCCGTTCTCGATGCCCCCGCGCGACAACCATGGTCTGTTTCTTGATGACGCTCAACGGCTCGGGCTGGTCGTCGAGGTCGCATGTAACTTCTGCCGCACCACCCGCTACTACAGCCCGGCCGACATGCGGATGCTCCTCGGGAACGTCGAGGTGGACAGTCTACGCCGGCGTCTGAAGTGCGAGGATTGCGGGAAGCGCGATTACGTCGAGGTTGTCGGGAAGGACCTTCCGGCACACGAGAAGAACGGGAAGGTGCTGCGGAAGCTGACGATGATCCAGGTGCTTAGGCGGCCGGTCTGGAAGGACGTGCCGATGTGA